CGAGGAGAAGATCAGCGTGGCGCTGCGGTCGTTGGTGTGCTGCGCGATCTCCGCGCACGCGCCCTCAACGAGCCCCTCCTTGTCCATGAGGTCCTCGACCTCGCTGGCGACGAACTCGCCCGCGCGGACGTGCAGGTCGTCGGTGCTGATCTTCTGCAGGCCCGCCTTGGTCTTGAGCGGCGACAGGAATCCCTGCACGATCAGCTCGCGGACGCCGACCTCGTAGCAGACGTGGTTGAGAATGTTCTCCGCGGCGCAGATCGAGCCGGACTTCATGCGGTACGGCGTGGCGGTCAGCCCGATGATGCGGACGTTGGGGTTCACCACCTTCGCGTCAGCGATGAACTGCCGGTACATGCCGTCGTCCTCGGCGGGGACCATGTGGGCCTCATCGACGATGATCAGATCGACGGGCCCCAGGTCGCAGGCCTTCTTCCAGATGCTCTGGATGCCCGCAACCGTGACGGCGTAGCCGAGGTCCTTGCGCTTGAGGCCCGCCGAGTAGATGCCCATCGGGACATCGGGCGCGATGACGCGGAGCTTGTCTGCCGCCTGCTCGAGGAGTTCCTTCACGTGCGCCAGCAGCACGACGCGTCCGCCCCAGTGGCCGACGGCGTCGCGGCAGATCGTGGCGATGACCGGCGTCTTGCCCCCGCCGGTCGGGATGACCACGCACGGGTTGTCGTCCCGGGTCCGCAGGTGCTCGTACACCGCAGCGATCGATTCGGATTGGTAGGGTCGAAGGTTCATGGTTTGATTTGCGTGATCTCCACCAGCACTTTGCCGCCCGGCGTCACCGGGCCGCGCTCAACAACCAGCCGATCAATCTGCGAGTCGTCTCGGTACGCCCCGCCCTTGGCAAGGGCATCGAGCAGGGCCTTCTGCACGTTGTCCAGGTCGCGGCGGCGGTTGTCGGGCGGGCAGACGGTGACGCGCACCTCCAGCCGACCGTTCATCCGCACCACACGCATCACCGCGAGGGCGGCGCAGACGCTTGCGCGGTAGCGCCGCCCCTCGCGGCTCAGCACGGTCCTGGAGCCCATCCGTCGCCAGATGTGATTCACACTGGGCGGGTACGGGAGCTCGAGGACGCGACCAGATGGACTCAGCGTTTCCAGGGCGGCGTGCTCCCCGGGCCAACGCCGGCGGGAGCGCGGGCGCTCACCGGCGAACCGCCGCCGCCCTTCTTGGCGTAGCCCTTGATGACGTTGGTGAACTCGCCGTTGTCGTCGCGCTTCTTCAGCCCGACGTTGATCTCCAGCGGCACGTTGTGCAGCTCGACCGAGTCCTTGGGCTGCATGACGCCGATGGCGCGGCAGATGGCCGAGAGCTCGCCGCGAGCGATCTTGACCGTCATTTCGGACTTGTTCTCGAGGTTCAGGCGGGCCCAGACCAGGCGGCCCTTGAACTCGCCGTCGATGATCTGGAAGGTGAGCTGCAGGTACTTGCCGCCGCCGGTCTTGGTCGGCTTGAGCTCCGACTCGGAGACAACGGCGAGGTACTTGCCCGCGGGGAGCGGATCGAGAGCGACGGACGGGTCAACCTGGTTGGCGTCGAAGTTGTTCAGCGTGGCCATGAGTCAGTTCCTTTGCGATCGGTGATGGACGGATGAGGGATGGACAACGGCGGCGGCTTTCAGGCCGCGCCGGCGTTGTCGGTGGTGGGGGCAGGTGAAGAGGCGTCGGCGAAGGGGTTCTCCCCGCGGGCGAACGCGCCATACACGCGGTAGTCCAGCGGGATCTCGTCGGGCAGACCGAGACGGTTCTTGGCGACGTGCGCCGGGCGCTCGACGGTGCGGATGATCCGCTCGCCGGTCGAGACGCCGTTGTGCTTGGCCTTGTTGAACCCCTCGTCGACCTTGACGGTGTGGACCTTGTACGTGGCGAAGAGCACCTCGTCGGCCCACTCCTGCACCAGCGCCGACGCCAGCTTGTGCAGACGCGGCGAGTAGCGGTCGTACGGCACCGTCTCGGGATTCTCGAACTTCTCGATCTTGGCGTGGGCGATCAGGACCACGGTCATGCCGCGGTCGCTGCGGAGGGCATCGAGCGCCCCGAGCACCGAGCGCCACTTGTCGATGGCGAACGAGAAGCCCTTGGCATAGCCGATCTTCTCGATGTTCTCGACGTTCTCGTCGGCGCACACCTCGGCCCAGATCAGGCGCTCGAGCCAGTCCAGGCTATCGATAACGACGGTGCGGTAATCGTGGTCGCCTGAGTACAACGACTCGAGCGCCGCCATCACCTCGCCGAGACTGCGGGCGAGCGGGAAGCTCTCGCAGTCGATGTCGGCCAGGCCGTCCTCGGTAGGGACGAAGATGGGCTGCTCGGCCATCGCGCCGAAGGTGCTCTTGCCGATGCCGTGCGTGCCGTAGAGCATGATGCGGCGGGGGCGGACCTTGCGGCCCTTACTGATCTGGTTCATGAGGGTGTGCGTACTGGGGGAGGCGGTTGCGGGCATGGGGTCTCCGTGCTTGGGGATCGAGGAATCGAGTTCGTGGGGCCAGATGTCGCGGACGAACCCGCCCTGACCGAGGCGGACGAGTGGGGCATTCACGCACCAGCCCCACATGCGTGCTTCGCGGTAGAAGGGCGTTTCGGCACAGGTCCGTCAGCGCGAACCATGCTGAAGGTGTCGCCGCCGAACTCCCGAGTGCAGAAGCCGATGAAGATGCGAGCCACCGCGCAACCGATTTCGGTGCTGCCGTCGATCACGACCACACGAGAATCGGAGTCGATCTCGTAGCCAGCATCGAGACGGACGGCGGCATCGCCGTAGAGGCAACCCACGGCGAGAATCGCCAGCAGAAGCGTGTCCTCAACCGCCTCCATATCGACAGGGATTTCGAATGTGAGCCGGTACACAGTCCGGCCCGGGCGGGCGCTGCCGGTGTTCATGGGTGTTCTCCTTGGGCCATCTACGCGAAACGGTCGGAAAGTGGCGAACACTTCAGAGGTACTCCTCCAGCCCCGCATCGCGGAAGATCTGGCGGATCTTGGTGACGGCGTAGCGGAGCGTGCTCCGTGGCACGCCCATCTCTCTGGACGCCGGGCTCAGAGCCTCCCGAAGCAACTGGTCGCAGAGCGCACGCTGCTTGGGACTCAACTTGCGGCGGGCAGCCTCAAGATCCACACGCAGATCGATCGTGCGAATCCACGCGTCGCCTGCGCCCGCGGGATCGGCAATGGAGTCACCATCGACGTCCAGCGACAGCGGGTTGCCGCGCCGCTTCTGGGCACGCCGGTCGCGCAGAAGCGAGAGGATCCGCGTGCTGACAACCTGGTTAATGAAGGCCTCGCGGGTTCCGCGCTCGGGATCAAAGCCGTCCCACGCCTCCAGCAACTGAGCCATCAGGTCGCTGGCGAAATCCTCGGCCTCGCTCCGACGAATGATGCCTCTCTCACGCAACCACTTGACCTGGGTGCGGATGACGAGATCGGCGAAGGAGATGTGCTTTGGGTCGATCTTCATGTGGGCTGGCTCGTTGTGAGCACGATGCGACGCGCAGCACTCGTGCGCCGTCGGTCGGAGCGAGTCCTAACAGCAGGACTCGTTGTGATGGGTGTGCTCTCACACCTCTTCTAACCCGCTGCTTCGCGCGCTGCCCACTCACAGATAGAAATCAAGCGAGTGCTGTCGGAAGATCGCACGCGAGCGTTTGATCGCACCGGCAAGGCCGTTCCGTGACATGCCAGCCGCATCCGCTGCCGATGAGCGAGTCTCTTGAGCAAGGCGGTCGCATGCCTCGATCAGATTTGCCGGGAGCTTGCCCACAACACACGGCAAGTCAATGCGGAGCGACAGCGAGCGGATCGAGTCATGCGGGTCTTCCTCGCGAGTGGACGCGTTGAGGACTGCGGACGCGCGCTTTTGCCGGGAAAGCCTGCGGCGCTCGGTCCGCAGGAGCTTGCAGACTTTGCTCCGCATGACCGCTTCGACGAAGGCGCTCTTCGTTGCCCTGCACGGGTCGTACCGAGGCCAGCGAAGCAGAACCTCCAGGATCAACTTCTGCTCGACGTCCTCGACTTCGAGCGAGCGGTACTTCTTGGTGATCTGACCCGCTTTGATCCGGGCCAGTTTTCGGCTGAACTGAAGAGAGACGTCATCGATCATCATGGCGTGTCATCCGTAACGGCGCGCAGCGATCGCGCTCGCTGAGGCGGGAAACCACAGACGGTCCAAGCGAGTGAACTGACTTGACGGCTAGCTGTGAGCGCAGAGTCACCGCGGACGGATCACGCTGCCGCAGCCTGCGGCATGGTCATCGCCCTTCGGAGCCTCGGTGTCGGTGCGAGCAGCTGGCTAAGTGATGTGGTTGTGCGTGTTCACGGCAGACTCCTGCAATCGAGCAGAACTTCTTGTCGCCGTCGGTTCGCCGCACTATCCTCAGGTGCCAGCCTGAGTCGGGAACCGTCCCGGCCTTCCGCTCGGCCGATCTGCTTGGCCGCGGAAGCACGACTGAGCCTGCCTGCACCAGTTACCGCTGGCGCAGGTGGCTTTTTAGATGGGGCGATGCTGCGTCAAGCCTTGAGGCCTTTCTCCTGCATCGAGGCCAGGATTTGCTGAAGCTCACTGAGCGCCTCAGCCGTCTTGATCACGATCCGAACGGGACGGTCCACCGTCACCGTGATCTTTCCGTCGCTGACCTCGAGCTTGATCTTGCCGACGGTCCGCTGCCGGACCTCGCTGCGAGTCCCGTACACGCTGAGTCCGACCGCCTCGAGGCATGCCTCCACCTCCTCGATAGGCATCGGTGAGTACTCGTCAACAACGACGCTGGACGACCCGTTGTTGTCACCAGCCTGACCAATCGAAGTGGGCGCGGTCCGAAGCCGGAAGGTCTTTGCTTCAGGGTTCGGGGTGCCTTCGAGAAGCCCGGCGAAATGGGCGGACTCGAGGAAGAGCTTGATGAACCGGTCCACTTCGTTCACGATGCCGAGCTTCGCGCGGATGTAGTCTTCCGTGTGCGCGCGTTGATTGTCTTGGCCCTTCGGGCAGTCAACGAAGACCTTCTTGAACTCGGGATAGGCCAGCAATGCCTGGGCCCGCGCCTTGGCCTTGGCGGCTTCGCTTCCGCCGTAAAGCATGTCGATCGCGAGCGGCGTGAGGCGGACGCTCTCAGGGTCTCTCTCAATGAGAGTGAAGCTCTGCAGCGCATCGAGCTTGTGGAGAAAGCGGCCCTTGGGGGCATCGTGCCCCAGAGCCCGCGCGAAGCTGTCGATGGACATCCGCTTCTCGTGCGGGTCGATCTTCCGGAGTGCGTCGTCACACTCCTTCAGGCCCAGGTACACAAAGCTTTTGCCGTGCTTCCGATCAGTGCCCTTGCCGGCACGGTCCTTGGGCGACTCCGACGGGGTAGACTCATCAGCCAGAAGGTCCGCCTGCTTCCCGGTGTTCTCGTTGCTGGTCATCGTTTGCTCCTTGGGTTTGTCGCTGGTCGGCTCGTTCGGCACGGCAGAGTTTACGCCAACGATTCAGTCTCATCCGCCTCGAATCCGGATCGCGGAAAAGAATACACAGAGCGTATTTGGATGTCAAAGCGCTGGGCGGCAAATTCAGCGATAGGTCGTTGATTGGGTGAGGAGGGACAGGTCGATGTTGCCATAAAGCATTATGGAACAACGACTTACGCATTTGTGAAGATTTCCGCCCATCGCGATCGCTGCTGATTCCAGTCCGGTTCAGATGCGATCGAACGAATCTGCCTCTCGGTCAGAGCCTCCCGGACGCCGTTCGTGCGACCCCAGAACAGGATCGCCTCCTGGATGTCCGGCGCGAGATTCAGCAGGTTGGCGATCTGGCTCACTCGGGCACGGGTCACCTGCCCCAACTCTGCGATCTCGGCGAAGTCGCCCATCTCGCCGCGACGCACCAAGTCGTCGAACCGGATCGCCAGCGCCATCAGCCGCGAGATGCGCGGCACGTGGCCCTCGGGCACCGGTGGCGGCGTAGTCCGCTCCCCGGCTCGCAGTTCCCGCGATCCGCACTGGCCGGTGGTGAAGTGAACCTTGAAGTCGAGTCTGATGCCGTCGCTCATGCCGCTTCCTCCTCGTGCCCACGCTGGCCGATCGACCGCAGACCCAGCGGGTGGAAGGTGATCGATACCGAGCCCTTCGTCGCGTCGTAGTCCACGCGCTGGACGAGCATCCGCATGAGGCGGGCCTGTTCCTTGGGCGTGAGACGGGACCAGACGCCGTCGAACTCACCGAGCGCGGCGTCCACATCCGCCTTTGTGATCTCACCGGCGCTCGCCTCGGCGAGCCTCTGGTTCAACACTGCGGCCCGATCCTCGCACGTTCGCACCTTCTCGTGCAGGTCCGCCAGCCGCGATGCCGCGTGGGCGTCGGTGGCCGCGTCGCGGGCAACGCGGGCCAGGTCAGCTTGAAGCCGGGCCATCTCGCGCTCGACGGCGCTCAGTTCGCTCTCCGCAGCCGTGCGATTTGAGGCCATCTGTTCGCGGCACTTCGCCAGCGTCAGAGAGAGGAGCGACGGGTCCTTCCCGATGCTCCGAATCTGGTCGACGACGAACCTCTCAATCTGCTCGGCAGGCAGCGACCGGCACGGGCACGAATCCCATCCCTGCTTCTGCGCCTTGTAGCAGACGTAGTAGCGGTACGCGCGCGATCCGGCCTTGGTGGTCATCGTGTGGCCCATCGTGAGCCCGCACGGGTTGCAGTGGATGAGCCCTTTGAGCAGCGCGCCGAACTTGTTCCGTGCCACCATCCCGCCGTCGCGGCCGTTGTGCCGGAGCATCTCGTTGACCTTGGCCCACAAGGCGTCATCCACGATCGCCTCGTGCTCGCCCGCGAACGTCTCGGCCTTGTACCGCACCCGCCCCCGGTACAGGATGTTGGTCAGGACCTTCAGCACGGCGGGCTTGTCCCACTCACGACCGCCGTACGCCGCACCCTTGGGCGTGCGGACGGCCTTGGTCCGCAGGCCGCGGCCGTTCAACTCGCGCGCGATGTCAAGGAGCGACCGCTTCGCGCGGTACAGGCCGAAGATCTCGCGTACGAGTTCCGCTTCTTCCCGATTGACCACGAGCTTCTTCGTCACCGGGTCCACGTCGTACCCAATCACCGAGCGCCCACCCGACCACTTGCCCTTGCGCCGAGCAGCCGCGATCTTGTCCCGCGTCCGCTCCGAGATGATCTCCCGCTCGAACTGCGCAAACGAGAGCAGGATGTTCAGCGTGAGCCGCCCCATCGACTGCGTGGTGTTGAACTGCTGCGTCACCGAGACGAACGAGATCTTCTTCCGCTCGAAGATCTCCATCATCCGGGCGAAGTCGATGAGCGACCGGCTCAGCCGGTCCACCTTGTAGACAACGATGCAATCCACCTTCCCCGCTTCGATGTCGGCCATGAGGCGCTTCAGCGCCGGCCGGTCCATGTTGCCGCCGGTGAACCCGCCGTCGTCATACCGATCCGCCAGGCAGACCCATCCCTCGTTCTTCTGGCTGGCGATGTACGCCTCGCCGCTCTCGCGTTGGGCGTCGAGCGAGTTGAACTCCTGCTCCAGCCCCTCCTCGGTGCTCTTGCGGGTATAGATCGCGCAGCGGATCTGGGTCGGCGACTTGGGCTCGGGTCGTCTCTTCATGCGCGGGCCTCCGCCTTCCGCTCCCCGCGAGCCGACGGCAGGCGGAAGAAGCTCACCCCGTTCCAGTGCGCCCCAGTGATCTTCTGCGCGATCGCCGTGAGCGACCGGTAGACCTCGCCCTCGTACTCAAACCCCCGAGGCAATACCCGCACCACGATCGCCCGTCCCTTGTACTCACGGCGGATCACGGCCCCGGGCTTCGGAAACGTATCCGGGCGGCCCGCGTCGAACGCCGCCGCGACCGTTCGTCCGGTGCCGTTCGCGACCGCGTCGGCGGCACGCGGGGCGCTCAAACGGATCTCCGCGTCGTCGGCCAGTTCGAGCGCCCGCCTTCGTGCCCGCTCCGACAAACCGCCCTCGCGGAGCGCCTGCATCCGCCAAACGATCCGCTTGATCAGGTACTGCTTGTGGTTCGTCCGTGTGGGCTCGCCGAAGACCTCGGCGTAGCGCTGCTTCAACTCGGGGACGGTGAGTCGGCCCAGGGCCTTCACCGTCGCGGGAATGTCGTCGGGCGTGTGGATCATCGGGACTCTCCGGTTCGCAAGGCGTCAACCAAGCGGACGATCAAGGCGGACCGGTCCCGAGGGTTCAAGTCCATCTTCCTCTCTTTCTGACGGGGCCGAGATGTCGCCGGACTCGCCCATGCGGCGGGCATCCTCGCGCTGGCGGCGGATGCCGCCCGCCAGGATCTCGGCGATGGCGTGCAGCCGCTTTGTCGGGGTAAGCAGGTGGGCGTGCGCGAGGTCATCGCGCTCGGCCCCCTCGTCGAGGTCGATGGTCATGCGTGCGTCCGTGCGCAAGCCCCGAGGGGCCAGCGATGGTCAGTTGAACGAGCCAGCCACGCGGCAGGCCGTTAACCAGCATCTACGCGATCGGGGCGAAATGTGGCGAAAGTCCGTTGATCGCAAGACTCGCACACCACCGAACTCAACGATGGTCGAGGTGCTTTCCGCAATGCCCGATCACGACGCGACGATCGACCGCATCCCACTCGAAGTGGCATCGCCAGGTCTCGGCCGTACCTTCGCTCGGCGCACCGATCTTCAGGTGCTTCATCATCTCGATCGGGCTTCCCCGGTGGATGAACGTCCGGAGCGACTGCGCACGCTTGTTGTCGCGGGCGGTCTTTGATTCGTTTGCCGCAAACGACTTCTGGCCAAAGACACCCTTCGCTTCGTTGTCGCCCTTGCCAGCATTGAGGACTGTCCAGTACCCGTCGCAAAGCGTGTGCATCAGCTCGAATGCCCGGCGCGGGTACTTGAAGTCATCCGCAGCACGAGCGGACTTCCACGCTGAATCCAGGATGGTCAGTCGATCCGGGAACACGGTTGCGAGCACCTTCAGTGCATCCTCAAGCGTGAACTCCTCTGTCGCAACGCGCAGCAGAAGTGCCTTGGCATCGTTCGACAACGAGCTCGTCGCTGCAGGCGCGCTTCGCAGCCCCGCCTGGTCCAACTGCCCCTTGAGCGCTCGGCACTTGGCGTCCAACTCGTCAATCGTGTCCTTCGCGGCCGCAAGGGCTTCGTCTCTCGCCGCAAGGTCGCCTTTCAGGCGGTCGATCTCCTCGCGTTGGTCTTTGTCGACCTGCTTGTACAGTGAGTCGAGTTCAGGATCGGTCTTCGTGGTGGATCGCTTCGCAACCTCCAGGGACCACCGGTGCCGTACGGCCCTGACAATCTCTGGCGAAATGTGCTCCCTCGCATAAACCTCATTCATGCGATCGCAAACGGTGGCGAGCAGTTGGTTCTCCGGCCACGTTCCGCGAGAGCGGACGCCGAGAATCTGCTCCGGCATGATTCGCTGGAACGGCACGAACGCGCCCGAGAGGCTGCGCGAGCGAGGCCAGATGATGTTCACGGCCCCGTTGTAGCAGCAGTATCTCCCGTCGAGTGCCTCCTCGAGTGCAAAGGTGTCCACCTCAGGCGGAATCATCGCCACGAGTGCAACCCCTGCCAGCAACGACGCGGCTCGCTCGGGCTGCATCAAGAACTGGCCGTTGCCGTCGCTGCTGATCTGGACAATCGGATGCGTCCGCTCGGGGCTATGCACCTCGTTGAGGAAGCTCTCCGCATCCTCCAGTCGCAGTTCCCGCGCCCGTCCGCCCGAAGTCTCAGCTGCCACCTTGCAGTGCTCGAAGATCTCTGCCACGACCTTCGGTCGGGTCGTTTCTACGCGTGGGTCAACCAGCGCGCTGGTTTCGTGGGTTCGGAGGAGCACAGAAGTGACGAATCGTCCCTTGGCTCGGTGGACTCCGATCTCTGTGTGCCACTCCCTTCCCCGAGTGACGCGGTCGGGGTGCCAGTAGCGAATGGCCCGCCAATGCTCCGCGTCCTGCGGCACGGACCACCACTCACAGCCACTGCCGTCGTCGAGTCGAACATCGCCGTCTTCAAGCAGCCGCGCGCGATCAAGACGTCGCTGGAGCTTGCCGGAGAGCCAACTCGCAATGGGAGCCAGGAGAGACTCGTCGGACTCCGAAGGAACGAGACTGATCCGCGAGCAGTAGATCAACATTGAGCGCCTCCCAAACGTGCTGATGCAGAGGGTACGAGCGGTCGTCTCTTTTCCGCGACCGTTCCGATCCCCGCCTACCCCTGATCGGAACCCCGCGTCAAATCGGCGGGTGCGCTAACCGAGAGGGTCAGAGAGTTTGAGAGGTTCGGCCGAGAGGGCGACGCGAACGCCCGGGGTTCTCGTCGAACCCCGATCGGGCCGACGCAAACGGAGAGCGCGGCGGCCAACCCCGACCCGCGTTTGACCCCCGATTCTCCGACGTTTCCGCCACCCCGCCCGGACGCCGGAAACCGCCCTGGCCGTAAAGCAAAACCGGCCCGCATTCGCGGGCCGGTCAGAAGCTCCCCGAATAGGACTCGAACCTATAACCTGCCGGTTAACAGCCGGCCGCTCTACCATTGAGCTATCGGGGACCGAGTTGGCATGGACGGCACGATGGGGACACCGCCGGGTCGTC